GCAATCGGCGGCGCAGTACTAACTGGCCTAAGCCTGCCAGGGAAACTCGTTGAGCACATCGGTGCGCGTGCGCGACTTGCAATTACGTCCAAGGACGCTATGCCACAGGACGTTCAATACATGCTTGACAACGGCAAGGATTTCAACGAGATTGCAAACTATCTGGTTGAGACCGAGCGCGGGTACTCTAACGACCGCACGGCCAACCTTGCGTTCCAGCTGCTGCTCGATCCGCTAAACCTTACACCGTTCGCGTTGGCAAAGGTTAGACTTCTTAAGCCACTTGCCACACTTGGCGGAGCAGTAGTCGGCGCAAACGTTGGCGGCATGCTTGGGGGTGGCGCACTGGGAGTTGCCGGAGCAGTAGCAGGAGCAGTCCTGAGTCGCCGGAAGATCGGCAGCCTCATTAGCAAAGCAGAGGAGATGAATGCTCTTCGCGCAGCTGCCGCACGTGGAGATGACATCAGCAAGATTGTTGGCACTGAAGTTAAGTTGCTGGAGTCAGGTCAAAACACTGGCGGCCTGGTTACGTCACTGAATCGAGAGATTGGCCTGGGGCTTACTGCTAAGGCCAAGTCTACAAATGCTCTTATTGTAAGTGCGCAGAACGCAGCGGCCAGACTGGCNTCAATNGATGACGANATTAATGCNGGACGAGTTAGCGCAGAAGAGGGGCAGCTGCTAAAGAATCAGGCGCTAGTCGAGCAGCAGACAGCGCAGGGGGCAATCGCCAAGTCTATGGCAGAAGGAACCCTTGCCGGCCCTACGCTGATGGGCGCATACGATGCAGTTGTCGGAGCCAAGAACCTGGCGACAGCACCACTGAAGGCAATCGGACGAGCTCTTGAGTTGCCAACAAACATGGGTGCCGTGCGTGCTATCGGCGGACCGGCCATTAACGAAGTCAACAAGGGCGTCCAAGAAGTCCTTGGTGATGCTGGTCTTAACTCATGGCAAGTATCACTTGGCCATGGACTTGGCCGCATCCTTATCATGTCGGCTGAGAAGATCTTCAGTTCCACCATCGACAACGCGGCGACAGATATCGCTGTCCGCACTAACGAAGCAATCATTGCATCGCGCACAAACATTGGCGTTCAGCGAAGCATCGGTGGCGCAGCAGAAGTAACTGCACGGACCATTGCTGAGGATATGCTTGCCAAGGTGCGAGACGCCGGAGACGATCCGATGCTTGTATTCGGTACGGACGATCTTGCTATCCTAGAGAAGCGCGTAGCTCTTGCAAACGCTGTAAGCGGAAACGGCACACGTAGCTCGGCCCGTGCTGTTGCTGCTCTCATTGAGGATATCCGCTCTCCAGGAATTGAGGGGATGGCNCAACGCTTTAACCAGTATGAGGGNGGCGCAGCTGCTAAGTACGCAGCTATCGTTCAGGGGTCTGACGACATGTCCCCGCTATTTAACTCAGAGCGTGCAATTTACCAGGAGTTCGATACTTCTGTGCAGAACAATGTAGCCGCAATGCTTACGCGGGGTCAGGCAGAGGTACAGTTCCAGAAGTTCTTCCGCCCATTCGCAGCTGAGGCCGGTATCGCTGATGCAGACATCCTACTAAAAGAGCGACAGCTATTTGACAGAATCTTTGGTGATTTCTATCGACCAGACGGAAGCATCAAGAGCATTGACGATCAGATCAATGCTGCTCGCCGGTTCACACTGTTCGAACTAACTGGATATGGCAAGGCCAACACCGGTCTGGCAAACCTTCAGATCCAGATTAACAACGAGATCGCACGTCTTACTAAGCTTGTGTCAGGGGGCACGGCAACCGCTGCAGACCGAGAGCTTCTCGGAACTCTTAGCGACACGTTCGATGTACCGTTTACCATGGTCACAAAGGGATCGTCAACTCTCCCTGGTGTTAAGGCGTTCATTAAGATCCGCAACAAGATCTACACCGGTCAGCGTTCGCTTGAGCGAACAGGAGCCATTGACCCTAACCACCCAGAACTTTATACTGACGACTTTACGTACCTAGCTCAGTCGATCTATCGAGAGATGGAAGAGGCAATCCAGGCCGGAGAGATGTACTCAGCAGAAGACATTAAGGCCATTACTCGATTCTGCTCGCGCATTGCAGACAGCGGCAGCGTGCGAACNCTTGAGGATGTGAACCGAGTATTCGTAGANGTAGTCCGAGACCGATTCGACGACATCCGCGCTGCATTCCCAGGNTACACAGCNCCACGCGCAGAGGGCGTGTACGGTAACGTAGCAGAGGTATCTGCCGTGCTCGAGAGCATGCTCAACGAGGGCGTGCACATGTCACCATTGACTATCGCTGAACAGTCAGCAATCCGAGACGCGGTCGGTCGAGCACTTGGGCAGTCAGGTCTCAAGACGTTTGAGCAGGTCTTGGCCGGTGGGTACCAACTTGCTCGCGCACCTAAGACAAACATCATCAGCCGCGTGCGACGCTACACTGACCCAAAGACTGGCGAGGTTATCTACTCACGCCACATCATGCCGTTCGTCGACATGACGTCCCCACTAATCGACAACCTTGTTCCGCGTGTTGACCGCTACACGGCCAACTGGTTCCAGCATCAATACGCAAACTGGTTCAGCCCGGTTGCGCAAAGCCGAGTTACCAACTCAGTGTTCATCCGCATGACTGCTGTGCTGTCGAAGGCAGGCGCAAGCCAGGACGAAGTAGAGCGAGTGATGGATGAGCTGCTGCAGACGTCGATGGATGCCAAGCTTGGTGTTCGTGGGCTTAAGCCAGCTGAGATCGAGAAGGCATTTAAGACTGCGTTTGACGCCACCGGCCCCGGNCGNTACGAAGCATTCAAGGCTACATGGGCNAGCATGACAGCTCGACCNGGGATGATCCCAACTCGAGACCTGTACTTCAACCCAACAAAGGCAGTGATGCAGGCATTCAAGAGCGAGAAGGAACTTGTTGGAATTACACAGAACTTCACAGGTAACGTTAAGATTGCTATCCCAGAAATTGCTCAGATCACTGACCGGTTCTGGCCAATGGTCAAGTACCGCAATAACCCATTCTTCTACACGCAGGAGCTCCTGGAATCCCCAACGCTTAACTCCCTTAATGGAGTTAGCTCAAAGGTTNTGACCTCCATCCTAGAGGATGGGCGCAAGGTTAGCATCACATCTGCTGAGCTCAACCAGCTNGCCGGCCTTGGGCCTGAGACGAAGCAGCTCGTTGATCACGTCAGCTACACTGCCATCTTCCGAGAGAAGGCATGGCAATCTGCTCTTGGCACTGACGCCACTAGGATTGACCGCCTAAGCGAGTGGCTATCTGGCGACAAGTGGGAGTGGCTGTCTGATCGAAAGCGCGAGCAGCGCAACATGTTGGTGTCAGAAATCACAGCCCGCAACTTTATTGATACAATCCAGAAGAGCGACCCACAGGCGTACTCAATGCTTGTCGACCACTACGGCACAACCAACAGCCGGTCGCTTATGATCATGTACCTGCATGACCGAAAGATGCAGTCCAAGGTTGTCGGCCTTGTAGACGCTGCAAACCGAACGCGACCTTTCGCATTTGGCTGGTCAGTAATTCCAGACAAGGACGGCGTCGGTCTGCAGGAAGCCGCCACCAAACTTGGTATGGACCAGGACATGATTACCATGTTTGGCGGTAACCGAACGTACGAGGGGGCACAGCTTGTAGCTGACCGAGTCGACGAGACAATCTCACACCTTATGTATCTTGGNTACGATGTGCGACGGTTCCGACCAGCACTTGAGNGACTGCGCACAGCCGCGCAGCGCGTAGGCCGACGCAACCTCAGGGCTGCTCCTGCGCGAGTAGATGAGCTAGGGAACGTTATCCCTGAGAGCGACGTTATTGTGAACGCACGCTGGGCACCGGACGCTCCGACCAATGTGCAGGAGCTCGCTATCGACGACTCTGGCAAGATCATTGAGGGGTACAACAAGACACTGATCGATCCTATCGATGACTTCAATGAGGCTCTCGACGAGATCCGTGGCGCATTTGCTGGTGTCGAACAAGATCGACTCAAGGCAATTGTAAAGCGCGACATCATTGCAGAGCTTCTGTCGCAGGTCCACGGAGTCAAGCCAAGCTTCGAGCACATGCGCATTGCAGAAGCAATGGCGCTTGGGCATACCTACGGTGAGCATCTGACCAAGCTTTCCCAGAGCCTAGACAGCGTCATCGACGATGCAGGCGGTATCGTCGTGGCAGAGTACTCATTCCGAGGTGGGCGCACCAGCTTGTCTCCACTAGTTCAGGACGAAGCCAAGATGAAGGAGCTAGTATCTGGAATTCTTAACGGCCCTAGCGGTCCGTCATTTGTTCGTGAGCTTCGCAATGCAAACTACCAGTTGATCACACGACACGGTGGCGAAGAGAAGATCTTCCGTGCATTCCAATACGTGCATGGAAAGGCGCTAGAAGAGGCCAACAAGATCCATTACTTCAGCCCAGACCGCAGCAAGTTTGAGCGAACACTTAACCACCCGGTACTGGGTATTTATCCATACTCATACATGTTCCACAAGATCCTACCAGAGGCAGTTAAGTTCTTGTTCTACAAGCCTTTCGGCCTCATCGCACCCGGCGCTGGTTACGCAGCGTACGCAGATGTGCGCAAGTATGTTGCTAATGAGCTCGAGAGTAACTGGGCGCTAAGGGACAAACTGAAGGCTTCGCCTGATGTTGTGAACCTTATTACCCAGCTGTTCCCGGGTCTGCCGAGTGATATTACGGCAGGAGTTTCGTCGTTCGCCAAGAGGCCAGTGAAGGGCATGATGGTTCAAAACCAGCCCGGAGCGAGCGGGTATACCGCGACAAACCTTGCAACGGACGTAATCGGTTCGGTCACCAACACTGGCGTCCTTGGGTTCGCCCAATCGTCCGTCCGTGCTATTGATCAGATCGGTGCATTGTTAGGGCCCACGAAGCCCAAGAGAATACAGTCCGGCTGGGGGCAATCGCAACTAGTCGAACTGCCAAAATAAAGGAGTACACGCATGGACGAAGTCGTGTTGAACGACCAGGCTGAGTCGCAGGTGGAGGCGCCTGCCACTGACCAGGATAACGACATCACCACTTGGAAGAAGCGTTTGGCTGGTAAGGACCAGGCCCTGACGGCTACCAAGAAGCAGCTTGATGATATCAAGTCTGAATACGAAAAGGTTCAAGCTTGGAAGCTTCAGATGGAAGAGGCCAGCCTGACTGAGTTCGAGAGGGCTCAGAACAAAATCGCTAAGCTTGAGCAGGAGCTCAAGGCTACTCGGGATGCAGAGTCGAAGGCTCGACTCGCAAAGGAGTTCCCAACCTATGTTCAGTGGACCGAGAAGGTTGCTGCCCTTACCGATGAGGATCGGGCACGCGAGTTCGAGGAGCTGATCAAGACTGGGGGCAAGCAAACTGAGCAGTTCGTAGATCCAAACAAGCCGGCGAAGGCAACCCCTTCCGCCGGGAAAAAGCGCTCGGCCGATGACATTGTCAAGGACATCGCTGCCCTTGGCAATCCTTGGAACGAGTAACAAAGGAGTAAATAGTAATGGCAACGCAGACGCGAGCCACGCTTGATGCTGGCTCATCCAATGCTTATTCTGCGCTCATTACGGAGCTCGTCGCATCGCAGGCTCAGGAGAACCTGCGCAACCGACTGGTGCACGCCATGCCTGGTAACTACACGGCAGGCCGCTTCCAGAAGGGCAGCAACGAGATTCGCTATGCGCGCTACCCAGACCTCACGCCGCTTGGCGTGGCGGACACCCTTACCGAGGCTGGCGCCCCGGCTGAGTATGATCTCACGAT